TTCTCATCTGTAATAATTTGCATTATTCTATCCTGAGCCTCCTTGACCTTCCCTTCCTCTACGGATGATATAGCATCTTCATTACAAATCTTACAAATATAATCATGTCTCCTGCGACTTTCTTCGCCTATAAGGACATTAAGAGGATTATTAATGATTGAATAATGTTGTATATCTTTAGGTATTAGCCCAACCCTTTTATTCATAGGATTAAGAGTCTTCTTCATATCCTCTTCATGTAGAATACCATTGAATAAATCATAGTTTATCTTCTTGCCTCTCAGTGATCTACGAACACTTGAGTTAAATAGATAACTGTTTTTATCTGCCCAATCTAGATGTGCCTTACGCCAATCTTGGTTTTTCTTAGAAGACGGTAATTTTTGTCTGGGAAATCCAGATGTTTGTGTAGACATATTATTACTTCTATAAGTTTACAAATTTACGTTAATATGGTTAACAATGGCTATAGTTAAAAATCCACAGACCACTTTTCATAGCTATTTTGCCCTTGAAATGCATTCTGAAAATTCTTATCTATGTATTCATCAAAGTCATCGTCACTATTCTTCTTATCTTTGTTCTGAATGTACTTAAGTCTATCCTCTCTGTATATCATTAACATGCCCATTGCTGATACCCTATCTGCATTTATATCTATATTCCAAGCAATAAGCTCCTCAACGTATGCTATGCTTCTAGTACAGTGCATATTTAACTTCTCGCCAATCTGATTGCCATCAGAGTCTTCATCTTGTACGTATGCCTTAGACATAAGCCAGTCACGCTGGAGTCTTCTACCCCAGGTATTTATAGGATTAGTGGCATTGGTACCCAGACTCTTATTGCCATAGCTAGAACCTTTAACATACTCCATATCACGAAGGATCTGCGGAGTCTCACATAGGAGTGTTAAACATCTTTTCTGATCGAAGTAATTAAATATACCTTTCTTATTATTCTCGTAATTAGCCTTTGCATTATAGAAGATAAGCAATCTTCTGCATATCTCATAGAAATCATTGGCAAATTTAGGTCTCCCAGTATACTCAGCCACAATTCTATCTGTATATAAGTCAAATATAAATATAGATGTTAGAGATGTTGTTCCAGCTGCATCATCATCAACAGGGTCAATACCTCCTATATATCGTTGATTATCAACCTTTCCATCCGAACCAGTCTTAGGCATCTCAAATATTTCAATAGCTCCCTCTGGCTTATCTGTGCCAATAGGAAATTTTCTTATTGGATATAAACTATCATTTGGCTTCCATTCTATATTTGTTCCAGTGGAAATTAAATCTCCAACATAATGAGTATCAAAATATCTCTGTCCTTGCACTCTTACAGAGTCTCTATAATCCTTCAAGTCTGATACTGGGAAGATAGTTCCACTAGTTCTCATTACTGCCTCTGACGGAACTAATGGTTCCTCTGCAAGAGTTTGTGTGATTACACTTGGATCAGATGCATTATATTTTATAATAAATCTATTCTCTAATATCTCAACAAGAGCCTTTATAACATCTGGCTCACCGTTAACTAGATCATAGCATCTAGCACGATTAAGGTAAGCCCCCCAGAAGAACCCACATAGAGTTTCTCCATTTGTATTCTTGTCAAATACATTTGGTATTCCATAGATATTATATGCTAATGGGTTTCTAAATAACTTTTCAGAACCCTCAAAATCGGCGCCTTTAGTACCTCCAGTGTTATGAGTTATAATCCCATTGCCTATATAAGTATGTGTGGTTCCAGCAGTTAAATTATATACTGGTTGTAATCCTATATTTTCAATTTTAACAACTCTTTCAAATCTAATTCCACTTAAATTGTTGGAATTTCTAGACTTTTTATTTAAATAATAATTATTAAAAGTATTTAATCTATCTTGTTTTTCTTGTGGGTATAATTTTATATGCTTTACAAAATTTAAAACGCTATCCTTATCTTTTATTTCAAGATTAAAGTGACCATTCTTGCTTTTGGGATTCGAGAGATCTGGCTTAACAAATAAAATATTTCCATGTATTCCTAATCTTTGTAATAATAATTGAACCTCTAAAAGAATATTTTTATATGCACAACTTAATGATATTACACCATTTTTAGTTATATATCCATCAGTATCGAAAAATCCACCCAGTAATTCTGTTATTGAATTATATGAATATGAATGTATATCTATTGGTAACGTTTTCTTGTTTTTAGTTTGTCCATAAATACCAATACTTCTTAATTCGCCACATAATCCTTTTATTCTATTCTCCTCGTATATCTTGCCTAGTTTCGTAACATAAGTTTTTTCTGTTACCACTTCATTTTGTAATATATTATGAAGATAATTATTTATTTCTGGTTCGCAATTTGATAAAATAGGAGTCTTGTTAATCCCATAACTTCCATCTCCTATTAACCATCCAATTAATCTAGGATTAAATAATTCTTTATTAGAACTAATTGGTACTTCATTTATAGTGGCAATTTGATCGCCAATTTTTATTAATTCTGCTTCTTTGAATATTGCATTCTTTTTGAATTTTCTATCTCTTATACCATCAATTCTAGTGCCCTCGGTTGTAACACCAAATTTTTGAGTGCTCCATAATATAGGATGATCATAACTACATTCTATAAATCTACCAGTATTAGTTTCAATCCTAACACATTCTTTATTTGCTGGTGGTTGCCAATACGTTATCTTTTCTTTTGAAACAAGTCCAGATTTACAATCATATCCAAGTATACCATTTTCTGGATTTAAATCTTTTATTGATATTAAATTGCCATTATTATCCCAAACTTTATTATTTTTCGTAAGACAACCTAACGCAACCATCTGCCCATAGACAACATCACCATCCTCTACAGCTTTTCTATTAACAGACCAAGCCTTTTCTAAGTCTGGGAATAGACCATCTTCTTCATAATGTATAAGTGGCCCACGAATACCACGGGCTTTATCTGGGTTATCCTTTAGGGAGATACCATATACAGATGATTTAAGACCCTTACGAGTATCGCCATCTTGATATCCCAATTGTATTTCTCTAGACCGAGGAGAGTTTACCAACCTCATTCTAGGAAGCGGAGTACTATCCCCAATCCAATCTAAACAGTCAATAACCTTACCATAAACACCCTTCTCTCCATCAAGGAAACTCTTATCTGAAGCCAAATGGAAGTTGGGCAACCCTGGCTCAATATACATATTACGTGGAGATAAAGATGCAAGCTTATACGATGCACCTACACCCCTGGTCTTCAGCATCTTAGCATGAGCACCATTCTCTTTGGCTTGATCTAAGTAGTGAAAGAATAAATAATCACCAAGCCATGCATTGGGAAAGTGACGCTTACGAATACCTTTAACTTTCTTGCTATTGGATTTTTTCTCTGCCTCTACGTTAATCCAGATTGGGCTGTAGTTTAAATAGAAATAAAACCCTCCAGGAATCCATTCACCATCACTAGGTCTAATAACTCCATCTCTCCATTTTATAAGTTCTTCTTTCCAGAATTTACTATATTCAGATCGTGGATTTGGGTTAGGTCGTAGGTGAGTGTATTTGCCATGCTTCTCGAAGAATAACGCACGCTCTCTGAAGTAGTCCATATCCTCCAGGATATGAGGTTTAGTTAAATCAACAATTATCTTTCCATCTTTATCTCTAGGTCTATCCTTTGCATACCCTCTAACTTCTTCAGGCTGAATTAGCCAGTTTATAAACTGCACTGACTCAATGAATTCACACAAATCTCCCCATACTTCTTTGGACAGAGAAGACCTCAATTCTTCTGTTAGTTTGGTCTGGTAGGAATTCGTTTTTATATATTCAACAATTTTCTCTTCAGTCATTCTAATTTGTAATAGTTGTGATACTATCTGGAGATGGCATTACTCTTAATCTTCTAGCCTTAATGGTTTGTTCTCCATTAATCATTGCCTTACCGATTCTATGCCAACCATCTATAATTGTACCATCTGGGTCTAATATTATTGGATAATCTAAATTAGCATCATTGATTCTCTTCATATGATAAATTATCCATCTAAAGTTATTTAATGTCCATGGTTTAGTTGCTAAATCTATTCCAGCCAATGGTATGTCAAATATCTCTAACCCTTCAGCAGCAAGCCTAAGTGTCTGGTCATCATAATGTTTGCCATCATAAGTCCAACCACCAGTACCATCAATGAATTCATCTATCTTAAAATTAATTATATTAGTTTCTTTCTGCATATTATATATGTTTTATCTATTTATCCCATCCATTTAGATGTATATACCCTAATCCACCTTGATAGTAACTTTTACTATCCCTACGATTTAATGCATATAATTTTTTTTGTATAATCTTCTTAAGTCTCTTATACTCAGCTGCAGCTTCTAGATTTAATATGAAATTCTCAAGATCATTATCTGATATAGTTATAGAGTCAGACAACGATACAATAAACTCATTACTACTTAAAATATTATCTGATAATACTATATAGTCTTCTAATAAAATACTAAAAGCAAAACTATCTGAAATAGAGTCAGATAATATTATAGAGTCAGATATACTTCTTTCTATAATTTTTGTAACAGACTGTGACTCAGATATAGTGACTGAATCAGATAACAACACATTAAATGATGATTGTGATGTATTAGAATCTGTTAGATTAATATAGTCATTTAGTGTTATATTAAAAGTTTCAGATTCACCTAATAAATCAACTAACGTAACTGCATCTGATAGACTTAAGGTGAATGATGTACTCGAACTACTTGATTCAGAAATAGTTATAGTATCGCTTATTGCTTTATTAAATGCAAATACATTTGAATTTACATCTGATAAAGTTACACCATCAGATAATGATAACTTAAATTGTTCTGAATTTGAATTAGAATCCAATAATAATATTGAATCACTAATAGATAAATTAAACGATGCTACATCAGATATTGAATCAGACAGAGTTATATTATCTACTATTGATAATATATATGATACAGTATCAGAGGAACTATCCGATAGCGTTATACTATCAGATAAATTCTTAGATAAAACAGATCCACCACTAGATGAATCAAGCCAGAAGTGATCCCACGACTGTCCTCTTTTACTAAAGTCCTCTAATGCTGCATTAAGTCTAGCCATTCACTATTAAGTTACACAAGCCCAAACACTAGTAGTTCCAACTGTTAATGTTCCTAGTGTTGAAGGAGCTGTTCCTGTGGAATATGCTGTACTTGATATACCATGCATTATTGGTGCTTGACCTGCTAATTGTGCTCCAGTGCTTGCTGTTCCACCTTTAAATGTAGGCACTGTAGTTGCAACAACTGAAACCATTAAATAATATATCCCAGTAGTCGATACTAAATATGGCGTTGTTACAGGTAATGTTTTTAATGTATTAGCGCCCCATGCTGTAGATGTTTGATCTGCTGTGGTTGCTAGTAGATTTCTATTAATGTCATATAGAGCAAAAACATAATGTGTAGGCACACTTGCTGCCGTTGTTGCTGAATAAAAACTAATATTAGTTACTGTTATACCTGCATTAAGCCATAATGCCTGACAAAAGACTTGACCAGTTGTTGTAAGAGTAGTATTAACTTCAGGACAAACACTTCTATCAATAGTTTCTGCAAACGATCCACTAATACCATAGTTAGGATCATCACCAGAAACTGGTGAACCCACTGATGTTAATAATTGTCCAGCAGAATTGTAAAATGTCCAACCTAAAGCATCCTCATATATAGCACAGCCATTAGGCAATAAACTAAAGTTGGGTGTTATTGCATTAGCAGCAGCCGTACCAGCCCTAAACAATCTGAATGTTCTAGTTATGGTATCATTATTATTTATACATATTGATCTTATGAATGTTGGCCCATTCGCAGTTGCTGTATATATCGTTGCTGGAGAGGATGCAAGTTGCCTCTGATCTAAAACCTTATAAGTTTCAACACCAGAAGCTAACTCCATTCCAAATACAGTGCAAGTTAATTGAGTGGCAACAGATGCACCAGCAGCCAATGTGTCGTTGGCAGATAATAATATCATATACTAATTAGCTGTTAATGTCCATGTTATAACTAGAGAATCACTTGCTCCCTTGGGGATTGCCGTGAAGCTAGCATACATCCACATGTTGGCAGTGTTTTGAGTTACAACATCAAAGGTTCCAGCTTCAGTAATACTACCAGTTCCAGTTCCAGCAGGAAATGTTCCAACTACAGTAATAAT